AGTCGCCCCGAAAGAAGCTGAACAATATACTTGGGTAGAGTTTCTTTTGTCACGTCTAGGCCCAATATCAACATTGATATCTGCCCCAACAGCCATAAGAAGACCACTCTTTGCATAAGCAACTACTCGTCTGTAACTATTTGTGTCTGTGTCTACTCTTTCAGTTCTAACAAAGTTAAAGCCCATGAAAGTGTTAATTTCACCTTGTACCAAAGCTTTGATTGCGTTATAATCAGAGCTTGTTACTTCAGTTGTTTGTAACAAATCATTGACTTGCTTAGAAGTAAGTATACAGAATCTTGGATCTGAAGGATCAGTTTCATTCGCGTCCAATAATCTTTTAGCTTCTCTAAGTTTACCAATTGTTAGGCCAGAATTTGCAGCCCCACCAGACTCAACGTAGTCCACAGCTATTTGGCTTGCTGCATCCATAGCTTGACTTCCACTTCCAGTCTTACCAGTTTTTGCAGTTCCAAAAGCAGATTCCAGGATGATGTCATCCATTTTTCTGCCCAGTGCCCAAGCGGCGTTTTGCGCATAAGGAGATGCTGGGTCGATAAGAAGTCTTATTCTATCAGTTCTATCCACCATATCCGCCCAATCAAAATCTCTCAATGATACTTGTCTTCTATCATGAGGAGTTGAGATTAGAGGGGTGTCAGAATGTCTAGATGTAACTTCTACCGCATCAACAGATCCTATACGATCATAGTATTCAAACTCTGCTTTTTGTGATTCAACCCGTACGAAAGGTCTAAGTTTCGAACCCTTTTGTTGTAAAAGGTGCTCAACGTTAGCTCTGTACTGGTTGACAAAAGCAGTTGTTATTTGTGTTGACATACTATTGCCTCCATTGTGTCATTTTCTTATTAATCGAAAACGCTACCCAAGTATAACCTTAGACATTTTCTCCCTTGTTTACGTCTGTGGGTACGGTCGACGGATGGACCTTGCGGCTACCCATCATTACCTACTATATAACTAGTAAGTAAATTCGTACAATCTTTTTTTATAACGTTGTACCTGGTGTTTCATCAGGGTATGCTAATTTATATAAGCTGTCCATTCTTGTAACAGCTTCTTTATGCCCTGTATGATCTCCCGATGTATACGCCGTCATAAAAGTTTTATCACTATTATACCTAGCAATTTCTTGTTGTGCTTGGTCTGGAGTCATAGTAAAAGATCTAGCTTGAGCTGCATCTGTTTTGCCCTCTGCTATACCTTCTCCAATCTTAGCAAATAGTTTTACAAACATCGGATTGTTTCCATTACCCGAATCTGTTAACCATTGTTTAAGAGTTCCATCTCCATAGGAATCAACTGCTCTTTGAGCTAGATCGATTCGTTCATCGTAAGCTTTTCCAAACTCTTTTTTAAGAGAATTAACCCATTCAGCTGATTGCTGACTAGTACTTTCTCCTGCGAGTTCAGTTTTCTTACCTATATAATCATGGTAACCATCATATATAGCTTTAGCTTGATTAGGAGTTAAACCTGCTTTATAAGATAAGTCTTTAAATTGTGTTTCAAAAGCCTCATCATACTGCATCCCTTCAGGAAGGGAAGGTCTTTCTCCAAATTGGTAACCATCTGCTTTTTCAGGTCTGCCTAATTGACTATGAAACATACTCATTTCTTCGTCAGTGGCTCCTTCTGCTGGTAAAGCAATTCTATTTTTACCAATTAGTTTTTGGCCATTTATATAACTTTTAGCCATACTGCCAACATCTTTGATGTCGGATAGTGAAGGGTCATTACGTACGTCTTCAGGAAGCCCAGATCTCCAATCTGCAGGTGCCTTTGCATCTGTAGTTGAAGCGTCCGAGCTACCCGTTAATACGGACCCAGTTTGTTCTTGATCACTCATTTATTGCCTCCTGGTTGATCATGTTTTTAAAGTCCTCAGGTTTCTTTCCTAGAAACTTGAGTATTGACACAACGATACGTCTCATTCCTTCACGGTGAGCTGTTTCGTGTGAATCGCCTGGTACATGCGTTGTATCCAAAACGAATCCTGTTTTACAAAGATGATCTAAAACTATTTCACCATCTTTTGAATTAAACACTGATTTATAGTGCTCATGTAATTTTTCTAATCCTAATTTTTTATCCTTAGCCAACTTTACTTGCCTCTCTCTGCATTAAATTTGCATCAGCAACATTTTTCCCTGCTTCACTTTCAACTTTAGCTTGTTCGGCTTCCATCATTTGTTGTTGTTGTTCTTGTCTAGCTTGTCTCTCTTGGTCAACCTGTTCTTGTTCATTTAATATCTGAGGTGGCGCATCTAATAAATGGTGGAAGTATCTAAATGTTTCATCCACATTCATATTATCTAATAACTCAGGTTTCAGTTGCAATAATGGCGCCATGCCTTCAAATAGTCTAGTAATTGTAAACATTTGATTTGATTTTTGAGCTTTAGCAATAGGAGATACATATTCAATTTTCATTTCCATACCTTCTAATTGACGTGGAGCTTTTGGAACTAATTGTCTTCTAGATAAAATTCTAAATACTCTATCAATAAGAGGACCTAAAAATTCAACTTGTAATCTTCCAACCATTGGACCCATAAGTCTCATTTTCTCTTCTTGTCTTGCTACAACTTCAGTAGCAGTCATATTTCCATTCTTTTGATTTTTACCGTCTGGTAGTTGCATCCAATCAACGTGGAATGCTTGTAGTATATGTTCACGTCTATTTTGAACTACATCTAATCCTAAGTCTAATCTAGCATTTGTTACTAATGGTTCTATTTTATCTTGTGTACCTGAACGATAGAAATTTAATCCACCAGGAACAGTTCTTACAGGTAATATAAACCCATCGTCAGGCACAAGTAAGGGAGGGTCGGTAATTTTTTGTGCAGCTTTAATAATTGTCTTCATCATTTGATTTACCATTTTAACATCTGGTAAACAAGTCATTGATGGAGAACGTCCATAAATCTCACCAGCAACTTTTTGCCAACGAGGAACCATATATGGAAATTCATCAAAACCGCCTTCTTCTAAAAGAGCTTTCTCTTCAATTAAAACATAACAAGATTTATAGTTCTTCTCTGTTTTCTTTTTAAGAGGCATGCCATAAGTTTCAGAAGGCTCAACTGCATGTATAACATCAAATTCTCTATAAGGATCTTTTTCTGCAACTCTAACTACATTTTCAGGAACTGCTTCTCCAAATCTTTCTATAAGTTGTCGTCCTGTTCTTTTATATTTTCTATATAATGTATCAACTACACCTGCATCATTTTCTTGTATAAAACAATCAGCTAAGTGATAAGTTCTAAATGATATAGGAGCTCCGGCTTTATCTTGAACCATCATAACACCTGTACCAAATGAACCTAAATCTAAATATAATTCATGTGCTTGGGAATTGAAATTTGTTTCTGGAATATTAAAAACTCTATCATATAAGATATTAGTGACTGTATCTAGCCATGTTTTAATCTCTAATTCTCTGTTTAAATGATCATCAAAAGTTTTTAATACAAACCATCTTTGAGAAGGTGAAGTTAAAAAGCTGTGAAGACCTGAGGCTAAATTTTCGTTAGCTAATGGAGCTGTTGTATCAAATATTTTTTCGTATCTATTTGTATTACCTCTATAACGAATTGTAGAAAAGTCTCCTCTGTTAGGATTAACATATTCTGCACAATCCTGCCATAGGTTTTCCCACGGAGTTCTAAATGATTTTAAAGACTCCTGTTTAGAAATAATTTTAGTTACTAAATCACCATTCATTTACTATTGTCCTAACAAAGTTTTTTTAGCTATTTCAGCTTCTTCTTCAATACCTTGTCCACTTGTCAATATAGTTTTTCTTCTACTATATCTTTGTTTTTCCTTTTTCCTCGCATCCAATCCTGCATCTGGCGTTGGAGCCGGTGCTGGAGGTGGCGGAGGAGGTGGTGGTGGACTTGGTCTTCTAAAAATGCCTCCCATTTACCCTCCTAATACACTATATTCGTTGTCAGCAAAAGTTGGGAGCTGTTGCTTATTAATTGTTAAATCCCTTGTTCCCAATGCAAGGTACCTAAATGCATCTGCGGCATGACTAGTCCAGTCGTGTAAAGGTTTATCCCTATACACTTTACGCTTTTCATCATAATCTTTCCGGTATTGCCGCAAAGCCTCAACCAGTATATTACACTTTTTTGAATCGAAATAACACCTAGAAAGTATCGTTCTTGCAGCTTCTATTCCATCTTCAATAAGTATGTGCGGACAAACATGAAATCGTAATCCTAAGTCTCTGGATACTTCAAATCTTGATTTACCTGTCCCCATTTCTCTAACTTTAATATCGTGAGGAGCTATATGCTTTCCATATACATAATCTTTATCTCTTAAAACTTTAACATAATGAGGGATTCCTTCTCCTTGATTCTCATAATAGTCTATGAGCCTGTATTCTTTACCAAATTGTTGAAAGAAAATAATAGCTGTAGAATCACCCATACCTAAGTCCCACGCTGTATGAACTTCTAATCTAGGTTCATAAGGAACTTCTTTTATTCGATCCTCAGCTAAAGCTTTAGCCATTAAGCTACCATAATATGAACCAACTAATGGTGCGTCAAAACTACAATAAAATTCTTGCTGGATTAATTCATCAGGCATACCTGCTGAACGTTCATCTTCTATAGCTTCTGGAGGAACTGCTGCTGTATCATCTACAGTTAATCGTTCACAAAACCATCGTTTGTTTCCATTAGCCATGTTAAACATGTCATATCCGTGATTTCGACCTCTCGCGGTATAAATAAAAACCGCCCATCCTCCATTCTCAGCCAAGATGGGACGAACGAGATCCCAGGCCCGTGGATCCTGAAGACTGTATTCTGAGAAGATAACTCCAACGGGGTTTGATCCCACCAAGCGGTCAACGTTATCTGTTCCAACAACCTGGTAAATGGAACCATTCTTAAGTTCAAGTCGCATATCCGTGTTGTTGATTGAAGACCAAAGTTCTTTGGGGAAGTGATCTAGAAAACCTCTTCCTGTTTTTGTCATGCCATCCCATACAATTTTTCTCCCTTGGTTATATGTAGGTAATAAGTGCCAATATAAACCTTTTCTTTTTAAAGCAGCTGTGACACACCAGTTAACTGATAGTAAGTCTTTACCTGCTCTCCTGTGCCATACGGCAACTGCACGTTTACCACCTTTTTCTAAAAAGTTCCAAAGGCCTTTTTGGTAAGCACGCGGTCGCCAATCATTTGGGACCGTAATTTCCATACTTAAGTTTTGTTTTCGTAAGATAGTTGTTGTGCACTATCTTTATCTTCTTCATCTTGTTTAGCGAATTGCACCACGTTAACATTTAATCCACCATCTACTAAAGCATCCATTTCTACTGCTCTTCGTTTAGGTGCAACATATTGTGCTAATTCTTTATTTGCTTGAAATCTTAACTCAGGTGTATTGCTACTATCCATAGAAATATTTGCTAATGCTTCTATTGGGTCACAACCTAATTGATCTAACTTTGCTTGAACAGCTTTAGTTTTTTCTCCTAATGAACCTTTAGGTCTTCCTGATCCAGGTCTCTGTCCCCCTGCTCCTTGTGTACTCATTAGAATATAATAGCTCCTAATATAAATGCACCTATTATAGCTGCAGTTAAATATTTATTCTTTAGACAGCAGTTCAGACACTGTTGGCTTAGTAATTTTATTTTCTCGAACATAATCTTCCTCCAATGTTTCAAATGTTGCCACTTGATTATCTGTCAGTGTTACTTGTTTCCTTGCCGCCGGATAAGTTGGAGCTTCTAGAAACATTACACATACATTCGCCATTAAATCTGGCTTTTCCATTATACGTACTTTCCACTGCATTGTATACTATATACTTTGTTTTTTAATCGGATCACACCAAAATCTTACAGATAAGCGTGAATCTTTTGGAATCAGTGGGTATTCTCTTGTATACATTTCTGATGCACGTTGATGACCCGCAATGGCACAGTCATTATGAGTTTCAAATATCTGTATTTTAATAGGAGCTTTACAGTGCTGCGCACCTCCGACCACGATGCATGCTTGTAGTACTAGTACATAGATGAAATTCATAAGTTACTTATATAGCAGTTTATATTATTAGTATATTGTATTTATTGACCTCCACAGTCGGTTTAGTAATTTTTTTAGATTAGTTTGTATACTACTAAAGTGTCACTTTATTGTTTATCCGTTTGTTATTTCTATTTATCCGTTAGTGAAAAAGCCCCTCACCAGAGTACGCAACATGCATGTATATATTTCGCGGGCGTGGAGGCGCGGGCCCGGGCCGTAACATATTGAAATATTTTGTGGGAGAAAAAACGTTTTTCTCTTTAGCTACGATCCTCGTTCAATAGCGCAAATTTAAAAAATTTATTTATTTAAAATTTGATAAGTAGAGAGTAGTGTTATTTGATTCATTTTGATTATTAATTGAATTATCCGTTGTAATAATTCGTAATATTTTGTTACTAAAAAATTAAATTTATTTGTTTACAAATCAGATAAACCAGTGCCTAATAGAAATGATTATATAAAAAAAATATAATCGTTGATTTAATAAATGGAGTAACAAATGAAAAAATCTAATAGATTTTATTCATTCACTCTAGATGAATCAACTCTGAAGCAGAAGTTAACACCTCAAATTACTCAAATTTTTGATGTAATTTTGAAAAGTGGTAACTCTGAGTTCGCAGAAGCTGATTTGAAAAAATTAGTTGAGCAAGCGAAAAAAGACGGGAATTTAAAAACTCGTCAATCTAGTTGGAGAATTTTCTCTTACTATCGCGCGAACATGATTTCTGATGGATTTCTACACATGAAATCTGAAGAAATTACGCCAGAAGTTGAGATGTCGCAAGCTGTGAATGCATAAAAATAAGAAGCGGGTGGGCGAAAGCTCACTCGCTTTTTTTGTAAAGCTACGATATGCATGAGACTGATGTAGTAAAAGTACGATCGGAATAATGTATTCTCGTTCAATTTGTCTGTTTAAATCAATAAAAATTTAAAATAATATATATAAAGAGTTAACAAATGGAGGCTTCTATGAAAATAAAAGTTATCGCAATTATTGATACTGGAGATGACGAAGATATAGTATACGACGGATTATCTATGGAGGCTTCTGTTGGATTACTAGGAACAGTTATTGATTATAACGTTAAATATAATATAAAAGAAACGGAGTTATCTAATGAAGATAAGAAAGAAGATTGAAATTACTGTCGAATATAATATATCCGATGAAATTTCAGATATCGATTTTACAAGAGTTGAAAATTTCGACAATTTTTGTTTCGATAAATCTGTTAAAATAATAGATGTTAAAGAACAAGCTATCTTAAAGACATCTCCAGAATATAAACTTTGCGTTATTTGCGACAAAGCGTATACTGGTTTAGGAGCAAATGCAGCGCCTATTAAAGACGGACAATGTTGTGATCAATGCGACAAAACTGTCGTAATTCCAACAAGAACAATAAACATAATAAGAAAGTAGGAAATATGTCACACTTCTTAGGACGAGTAGTAAAACTAATTAAGGAGCATAAATCTACGTCTGATAACGAAAAACAGCAATTAGACAGATTTGAAGAACATGTACAATTATTTATAAAGATGGAGACTATTCTAACGCAACCCGATCCAAAAGAAACTGAGGAAGAAAAGAAAGAACGGATCAAACGAGACAACGCTAGTATACAAAGAGTTGACGCACAAACAAGGAGGAACGATGCCTAACTGGTTAATAGCGATGAATTTAATATTCATCTACGGAGTACTAATATTCGTAATTCTTATTGACGTAATTTAGTACTATAAGGGAATTTTTGAACTTTTTTTTAGAAAAAACAGGCTAAAGTTACCAATATACTAATAACTATACTAAGCAGATGCCAAAAAACCATTGGTATTCTTACTTAATCTCCATTATTGGTCTTATATATTAGGGCTCACGGAATTATTGGACCGTTAATAATATTCTGTTTTAAACGGGTTATATTCATGATATATCTAGAATTATATTAATTATGAGGTAAAATATGAAAGAATATCTATTTTATCTAGCTATAATTGGTATACCTGTAGCTTTTATGTTCTTCTTAGGATATATTGGCTACTTGATTCGTTAAACAAACAGAGAGGACAAAGCGTATGGTCGCAAACGTAGAAACAATGGCTTATGCTGGACAAGTTCCTTGGCACGGTCTCGGACACAAGGTCGGAGAGGATACAACTCCTGAACAAATGGAGTTAGTTGCTGGTTTGAATTGGAAAGTCGATAAAGTTCCATTTCAGAACCCAGTTACGGGTGAAAAATCCGATTCTTATTTCGTCTTAGTTCGTGGTTCGGATGGTAAGGAGTTAAGTCCATGTGGTCATCAGTACGTTCCTGTGCAGAACAGACAAGCGCTTGGATTCTTTAAAAAGTTCACAGAATCAGGAGATATGACTCTTGAAACTGCGGGTTCACTTGACGGGGGACGTAGAATATTCGTATTAGCGAAGACTTCTGAGTCATTCTCCATTAAGGGAAAGGATAAAGTAGATTCATATCTGCTTTGTTATCACCCGCATATTTGGGGTCAGTCGTTAAAGATCCTGTGGACTCCTATTCGTGTCGTATGTCAGAATACTTTGACGATGGCACTGGATAGCAGTAAATCCGAGTTCCGAATGCCTCACATTCAGGAATTTGATGCTAGCGTTCAGTTTAGAGCTGAACACGCACTCGGATTGGCTCACAACAGAATGGAAACATTCAAAGAGCAAGCTGAACTATTATCTTCCAAAGAGTATACAGATAAAAATCTGTGGAAATATTGGATTATGTTGTTTCAGCCATCTCTTAAAAACGAGTCGAATCCAACGCCTGAGATGTTTAGCCGAACACTGGAAACTTTGAGTAACGTTATTCTTACTCAACCGGGTTCGACGATCGCGAGAAATACTTGGTGGCAAGCTTTAAATGCTGTCACTTATTATCTCGATCACCAATCAGGACGAGACAGGGATGCCACGATGACATCAGTATGGCTAGGTCAAAAAGCCGCGTTAAAGAGACGCGCATTAGAGTCTGCTGTGCAATTCGCACAACAGTAACATAGAGTTAGAAGGGGATCTTCGGGTCCCCTTTTAAAAGAAAGGAATTATGGCAGAATTATGTTATACGATATTTATGTATGATGATATGTGGATGTTATGGCTCGCCGCAATATTTGGGTTAATCGCACTATCGTGTCAAGAATCGTAACTATTGGCGCTCCATAGGAGACCATAGGTTAACGATTTAAACCTTTTATGATAGATACTATGGACCAAATTATTCCGTTATATTAACATTTAATCCGTTTAAAACGGAATTAAACCATGATACTATTATAATAACAGAAAGAGAGAAGAAAAATGAAAAAACAATATATCATACTTGAGCCTGGACTTACTTACTTAAGAAAGGGCCAAATAATTACTGAGGCACAATTAAATGAAGCAAAAATAGATTTTGGCCACGACTCAAGATATAAATCAACTGACGAAAAACATAATTGCTTTACTTATAAAGAGCTTTCAGAGAAAGTTGTGATTGCTAACGGAAAACTATAATGAAAAAAGAACTATTGAGCAAAATTAAAAAAGCAAGATATTGTTTTGCTTGGGTTAATATTTATGTAGAGGATGGCGCATATTTACAAGTCACAAAAGACACATTAAGAGTTATTGTTAAAAATGCTTCAGAAGAAGCTCTGAAAATAATGTTAAAGGGTGACTACTCAGAAAATCCGAGCTTTAAACTAAGAGACGATGAAGATTTATACATTAACTAAAAAGGAAATATGTACTATATATTAGAAAATCACCACGACCGCTTTTATACAGAAGCCATGGCTAACCATGAGTTTCCAAGCCTGCAAGCGGCTCAGGATAA